ACATTAGGTGTATTGTCTGGTCCCATAAACATTATTGATGCTTTAGCCGGTTGGAATATAATGGCAAATATAAGAAAACGCTCCAAGTCAGTATCAAGGAGAGTGAGCGATGCCATTGCAGACCTTGATGACTCACTTGATGATTTGCCCGATAAGATAAGAAGAAGAGTGGTTAATAATTTAGCTAAGATAAAAAAAATGGTAGGTATTCAATAATACATTGAGAGATAAGATGAAGCTAACAAATATAATAAGCGAAGGTCCATTTGATAAATCAAAGATTTCAAAAGACCTTGAACAATCATACAAAAATTATGTAGATGCAGTTTTTGCCCTAGCTTCTGCTACAAGAAAATCTAAAGACCCAAAGATGGACAAGATTTTGAAAAACATAAAAAAAGAAACTCAATCACTAATGGATCATGTTAGTGGCAATTATACTGACCTTGATTTCAAGTAGGATAATAAAATGAAGCTAACACACATACTAAAAGAGCAGGTTATAGGTGAGGCTATAAAGTATCACACAGATAACAACATACTTCTATCTGAAAGTATTTTTAGAATGTATAGTGATAACTACTTTGCCTTATACAATCAAGCAAGAAAGCTTTATAAAGAAGGTAAGTTAGAAAACCTTGACCCAATGGACATTGAATTGTTGGAAAATACGGACATTGGCGAGTTTGGATTGTATGAGGGTGAAAAAGTACCTCTTGATTGTCCAGTGGACTCAGAGGTCATTACAGAAGCTGAGTATCAAGGTAAGAAGGTACAGCTAAACAAACCTAAAAGAGGCGGTAGTAAAAAATTCTATGTGTATGTTAAAGACCCCAAGTCTGGCAACATTAGAAAAGTTTCTTTTGGTGCTAAAGGTGGTGGTGGTAAGCTATCAGTAAAACCAAAAGATCCAAAAGCAAAGGCTGCTTTTGCTTCAAGACATAATTGCGAAACAACCAAAGACAAGACCACCGCAAGTTATTGGGCTTGTAGGCTACCAAGATATGCCAAATCATTAGGTATGTCTGGTGGTGGTAAGTGGTGGTAAAACTAGGAGATAAAAAATGAACGTATCAAAAATTGAAACACTAGCATCAGAAGTGGCAGAGGGTGGATTCGGTTGGGTAGAAGATGGCCAAAAACTATTACAAATTATTGATGAGATTAATTCTAGTTTTAAGACAATTGCTGGTGTTGAAGAGAGAAGAAAGATTGTTTATGAGGTTATAGACGGACTAGATACAAAGTTTGGATGGGATGCGCCTCGTATGACAGATGAAGTAGAAAGAAGCTTTTACAAACAAATGATTAACTGGAGAGTGGTATAATGAATTTTTCAACAAAAACAATGAGAAGATGTTTAGACGAGGCCAACGCAATAGATGAGGCCAAGTTTAATGCATGGAAAATGGGACAAGAACCAGAAGATGCATACAAGGCTGCAAAGAAAGAAGTTGATAATAACATGAAAAAAGTTCATGCCGCAATAGCTAAGATGGACTCCAAGGCCAAGAAAGCTCCAAACTGGGGCCACATTGGAGAACTAGGTAGAGTTAATGAAAGTTTAATAGAGATACTTGACTCCCTTAGATAATGAATCCATATACACAAGCAAGACAAGATAACATTATCCTTAGAGAGTTTTCTGCTGACATTGACTCTGATGAGTTAGTTTGGCATCGTGACAAGAAAGATAGATACATCACAGTAAAAGAATCTGGAAACTGGCAACTTCAAATGGATGATGAACTTCCTATAGATTTAGTAGAAGGTGAAGTTTACTTTATACCTAAAAATTATTACCATAGAGTTATAAAGGGTGATAATAATTTAGTTGTAGAGATAAATGAACAATAAAAAGGACGGTTATAGTGAGTAAAACGTGGTTTAATGTTTTAAATGAACAAGTAAGTTTATCAAAGTATGAAAATGTTAACATAAGAGAACATTTGGATGATTTAACAAACGAAGCAAAAAATTATGATACTGTTGTAGAGTTAGGTAGGCAAAATATGTGCTCAACTTTAGCAATTTTATTAGGCAATCCTAAAAAATTTATTACCGTTGACACAGACGAACCGACAGATAGGTGGATTTATAGAAAAGAACTAGCAAGCAAGTATTGTGATATTGTTGGTGTTGATTATGAATACAGAATTGCTGATACACTACAAATGGAACCTATAGAGTGTGAGATGATGTTTATTGATACATTTCACAGTTATGAGCAACTTTATAGGGAGTTAAATATTTATCATAAGAGTGTGTCAAAAACTATAGTTATGCATGATACTGTTAGTTTTGGGCAAACAGATGAGCCTTCATCAGCAATTAAGACAGATTTACTGGATAAGAGATTTATTGGTAAGGCTGGTTTGGCTAATGCTCTGGATGATTTTTTGTTGGAAAATAAAGAGTGGACTAAATCAAGAATTGAAACAAAAAACAATGGTATGTCTTATATAACAAGAGTATAGATTAAGAAAGGTTCTCCTATGTACAAAACGATGAAATCAAACAGTGACGGAGAAAATGACGTGCCAGAAATAAGTGATGATATGCATTTAGCTATTCCTTTGAGAAACATTATAGCTATGATAGCTTTTACAGCTATCGCAACAATGAGTTATTTTGGTATAATGGAAAGAATAAATGTTTTAGAACACGACATGGAAATGCAGTCAATGCAAATAGAACAAAACTCTGAGTTTAGAGTAAAATGGCCAAGAGGTGAACTAGGTTCACTTCCAGCAGATGCAAGACAAGACATGATGATTGAAGGTTTACAAAGAAATGTAGAAGAACTTAGAGACATGCAAGAAAGAATACATGAGCTAACAATTCAGATTGGCACAATAGAAAGAGTTATTGCAATAACTGAGGAATAATGCCAATTAGATATCCTAAAAAAAGGCGTTTGAGAGCTTTAATGATGAAATTGAGCAACATTATAAAAGAATTAATTAAAGAACGTAAATGGGGTAAGGCTCAAGGCAGAGATTACTCAAAGGAAAAGAAATACAATGATACTCCAAAAGCCCGCAAGTATCGTGCCGAACTCAATAAGTATAACAGAGACAAAAAAACTTATGGCAATGGCGACGGCAAAGACGCTTCTCATAAAGGTGGAAAAATCTCAGGCTTTGAGAAATCATCTACCAACAAGGGAAGAAGAGAAAAGAGTAGAAAAAAAGGATATAATAAGAAGAGATAGGCATTGAAAAAAATAAAAATTAATGAAGATGGTGAAGGTAGTATAGAACAAATGATGATGGACTATCTTCAGGCCTCAGTAAAAAATAAACCTAATAGCGTTCTTGATAAATACATGTCTATGATAACATTGAGACTTGTTAGTTTAGGATTTACTCGTAGAAAGATGAAATCAATTATTAGATCTGTAAAATCAGCAACTAACGAAAAGGACATTTATAAGATAATTTCTACTTATAAATTGTTTGATAACTATAGTGATACTTTTATGAATACAGAGATTTCTTTAAAGAAGGCATTAAAAGAGATAGATGAAAATAAAAAGAGATATAAGATTCTTTTACAAGTCCCATTTACAACTTCTGACAACATAGAACAAAAAGACAGAAAGATGGCTTATGATTTTCAACTCAGAGATATTGAAGTTGAGTCTTCAAAGGGAATTAATGTAGCTGTCATTGGTGGAAATGTTATTGATTATCAAATTCTATCTTATATAAAAACTGATCTTTCCATAAATGATCTTGAACAAGCTTTTCAACCAGACTACAAGATAATAAAAATAGAGCCACTTGAGGGTCAAAAAGAAGAAGATGGCAATAACGAATAGAAATAAAGAGGCTTTAGTGGAAGGTATTTTAAATTCTAAGATTATTAGATTAAGATATAAGAAGGTAGATAAGGATTTTAAAAAGCCGCAACCGAGAGGTCGGACAGAACGAGGTGAGATAGTTATAAGAAATGTTGAACCTTATGAAATAAAAGAAGATTATTTTTGGGCCTATGACACTACCCGTGGAATAAAAAATAGGGATCAAATAAAGAGATTTAAACTGGAAAACATAATTAATGTAACAGTTTTAAATAGAGGTTTTACTAAAAGAGAATGGCCGCCATCTTAATAAAGAGATTTTGTCTTGACAGAAGAAGAACTGAAAGAATACATAAAATGTCGTAAAGATCCTATTTATTTCTTTAAGAAATATGGAAGAGTGCGCCACCCAAAAAAAGGATTAATGCCCTTTGAACTTTATGAGTTCCAAGAAAATACTCTTAATGATTTTTTAGATAATTCATACAATGTTATTTTAAAGGCGCGGCAGTTGGGTATTTCAACTTTATGTGCAGCGTATGCTGGATGGATGGCTAATTTTTTTAAGGATAAAGAAATTTTCATTCTTGCTACAAAAAGAGATACTGCTACCAACTTAGTAGACAAGGTAAGAGTTTTTCTTCAAGAGATTCCAGACTTTCTTAAAAGTGATTTGTTAGTTGATAATAGACAAAGTATTGAGCTGTCAAATGGAAGTAAGATAAAAGCAGGTGCTACAGGATCTACTTCTAAAGATGCAGCACGTTCAGAAGCATTAAGTTTACTTATAATCGATGAAGCTGCCTTTATTAAGGGTATGGAAACTATTTGGGTTGCCGCTCAACCCACTCTATCAACTGGTGGCGATTGTATTGTTCTTTCATCACCTAATGGTGTTGGTAATTGGTTTCATAAGACATTCATTGAAGCTGAAGCCGGATCTATTGATACAATTGGTAGTAAAACAATTTCTTTTAATCCAATAACATTGCCATGGAGCTTACACCCAGACAGGGATGAAGAATGGGCCAGACATGAGAGAAAAAAGATTGGCGATCAAGCTTTTGCTCAAGAACATGGATGTGACTTTCTACAGTCGGGAAACAACGTTGTGAGTGTCAAAGCCCTTCAGTGGTATCAAGAACACCCAACAGAAGAAGAACCAGCAGATGAGGGTTACAGGCCCTTTGTGAGGGAACCAGAAGATAAGACTTGGGTTGATAAAGGATTATGGATCTGGAAATACCCCGATTATTCAAAACAGTATATAATTTCTGCAGATGTAGCCCGCGGCGACGGCGGAGATTATTCCGCATTTCATGTTATAGACATAGAAAACTATGAACAGGTAGCTGAGTATAAGGGGAAGGTAAATACTGATGCCTATGCTCACTTAGTTCATAACACGGCTGTCCAATACAATAATGCTTATATTATAGTTGAAAATGCATCAATGGGACATCATGTTGTTATGAAGATACTTGAGATGGAATACAAAAACATGTATTGGACAGTAAAGGATTTAACAAAAATACATGAAAGTAACGCCAACCAACTACACTATGATATTTATAATGTTCCTAAAAATGCTGTGCCTGGTTTTACTATGAGTATGAAGAGCAGGCCTGCATGTATTGCAAGAATGGAAGAAGACTTAAGGCATCATGATTTTATACTTCATTCTAAAAGAACTATAGCCGAGTTAGAGACATTTGTTTTTAATAATGGTAAACCGGAGGCACTATCTAGTTATAATGATGATTTGGTTATGTCACTAGCTATGGGAATGTATGTAAGAAACACAACCCTTAAGTTTAATACTCAACAAGAAGAAGTTACTAAAGAGATGTTGCAGGGCCTTAATTTTAATAAAACGGCTTTTGAGTTTGGTGTATGGTCTGGTAAACAAGATCAAAATCATGGCCAGTATACTATAACAACCCAAAACGGCCATAAAGAAGACATAAGGTGGCTTATTTAAAATAGAGAGTTTTTAATGGATGATAAAAATGATAGTTGGGAAAGGTATCAAAATTTGGTTATTGATAAACTAGATAGTCATAGTAAAAAATTTGATGAAGTAGAGGATCATCTTACAAAAATACAAATAGAAATAGCTACCTTAAAAGTTAAAGCTAGTTTATGGGGCGGTGTAGGTGGACTTATACCTATAGTTATAGCAATGGTTCTTTTCTTTTCTACAAATAATTAAATCAAGGAATTATAATGGCAGACAAATTTGACATACTAAAGAAATTACTAAGAGGTGGTTCAGCCTTATCAAAGGTTCCAACCATAAGGCCAAGTAGTATGGCACAAAAACAGGTTTTTGATAGTTTTCAAAAAGCAACACAAACTCTTTATGGCGAAGGTTTGGTTGGCGCTGCAGAAAGACTTGAAAGGATAAAAGATTATGAAGAAATGGATCATTATCCAGAAATTTCAAGAGCATTAGACATTTATGCAGATGATAGTATGACATACTCCGCCGATGGTAAGACCGTAGAAATAGTTTCTGATGATGATAGAATAGTTAATGAACTTGAAGAATTATTGTATCAAAGATTAGACATTGATTTCCACTTGTGGACTTGGATAAGAAATATGTGCAAGTATGGGGATCATTTTAACTTATTAGATATTGTTAACAAAGAGGGTGTTCTTGGAGCTATTGCTCTACCAGTTGGTGAGATAGAGAGAGAAGAAGGTTATAATAACGATCCAAATAGTTTAAGATTTAAGTGGAATTCACAAGGAAAAACTTCTTTTGAAAATTATCAAGTTTCTCACATGAGAATACTTGGTGATGATAGATATCTTCCATACGGTAGGTCTATACTTGATTCATCTAGAAAGGTATGGAAGCAATTATTAATGGCCGAAGATGCAATGCTTATTTATCGTATTAGTAGGGCACCGGAACGTAGAGTATTTTATGTTGATGTTGGAAACATTCCACCAAAAGATGTTGAAGCTTACATGCAAGGCGCAAGAGATAAGCTTAAAAGGGTTCCAGTTGTATCAGAAAATAATGGTCAAGTTGATTTACGTTATAATCCCGAATCTATCCTTGAGGATTTCTTTATTCCAGTTCGTGGCGACCGCGGCAGTCGCATTGAAACACTGCCTGGAGGAGAAAATGCCGCAGCTATTGAAGATATTCAATACTTGCAAGGAAAGTTGTTTATTTCACTAGGTGTTCCAAAGTCCTATCTTACTGCTGAAGAAGATTTATCTGGAAAAAGCACCTTAGCTCAAGAAGACATTAAGTTTGCAAGAACCATTCAAAGAATACAAAAAATTGTTGTTAGTGAATTAGCTAAAATAAGTTTAATTCATCTTTACCTAAAAGGATACGATGAATCTGTTATTTATAATTTTGATCTTAAGTTAACAAATCCTTCTACTGTCACAGAGATGATGAACTTAGAATTACTGGATAAGAGATTCAGTATCGCTAGAGATATGTCAGATTCAGAAATCATTTCTGGAAGCTATGTTCAGAAGAATGTTCTCAAACTATCAGATAAAGAAATTTCTGATATTAGTTATGATAAGCAAAAAGAAGCACATAACAAATTTATCTTGAGTGGTTTGGAAAACGGTGAACAAGGTGGACAACCATTTGATCAACCATCACCTAGAGGTGAAGATGAGTCAAAAGATGAAGAGAGTAGTGATAGTAATGAATCAAAAATAAACCCAGCGCAGGACTCATTACCTTATGATCCCACTGGAACAAGAGAGCTTCCGGGATATCCTAAGATTTATACTAATAATGAGTCGGAAAATGAGTTTGTTAGTAGAGCAGAGAAATTAAAGCCTGACATTTTAGATAAGACAATTTCAGACATTATGAAGTTTAATGCTGAGTCAAAAAACATGATGAGTAATTTAAAACTTCATAACGAAAAGGTAAAAGATAAAAAAATAACACTTAAAGAGGCGTTAAAAAAGACTAAATAATCATTTTTGGGTTTAACACTTATATTTATTTTGGTAATTATTATTTATTAAATTGGGGTATGGCATGAAACACAATAAGCAAAAGAATCCAGGCTTTATTTTTGAAGTCATAAATACGGCTGTGATGAAGGAGGTGGCTGATGGTGAAGTAGAAAAGGCCAAGCAGCTATTTAATCTTATAAGAGAATACTTTATTAATAAGACAGAGATCTCAAAAGCATATCGCATTTATTCTCAATTACTTTATAGCGAAGCAAGAAATGCTTACTCTGCTGGTTTGTTTATAGAAAATTTGAAAAAGGAATATTATACAACTATAAACAAGAAAACTTTAGAGAAGGAAATAAATAATCTCTTAGAGTCAGTTGATAAGATTACAAGTCGAAGAGAGATTATGAAAATAAAGACTCCTAATTATAAAGTTTTAGCTAGTTTTAGTATTGCACTTCAAGAAGGTCATACCTATGTTAGTAGCAGAGATAGTTTATTAGTTAGTGAAACTTTAATAAGCCATTTGTTAGAAAATAAAGAATCTAATAGATTTAAGGAACACAAAAACCTTTTGGGTTCTTTTGAAAATAAGACAAAGCAAGAAATACAAACTGAGCGCTTAAGTTTGGTCATAGCTCTTAAGAAGTTTGATGATTATTATGGAAATCTAATTACTAAAGAACAAAAAGATTATTTGATTAATTACTACTCTACATCAAGAACAGATCAATTTAAAGAGTGGGTTTGTAAAAGATTAGACACACTATTAGATGAAATAGCTGACGGAGCCAATAAAATTTCTGATGAAAACATAAAAAGAAAAATTGATTTGGTGGTAGAGAAGATAAATAAAATTTATGATGAGCCAGCTATAAATTCTAAAAACCTTAAAGATATTCTATTAACAGTAGAGATGAAGGATAAAATAAAATTATTTTAGTTTAGGAGAGTAAAATGGCAAACCTACTACAAATGTGGGACTTACTAATTGGTGCAGATTCACGAAATGAAGATGCATCAACTTCCAATATTGCCACAAGAGGTTTTATGGTAAATGGATACCAGCCTGGAATGAGAGCACACAGAAGCTTAAATGCTGAATCTGGTTTTGCTGATGCAGCAGATTATAGTAAGAATAAAAAGTATGACATTAGAGTGTCTGGTGGAATATCAGAAATTTTAAAAAGTGTATCTACAGATGGCTATGGAACTGGTCAAGAGGCCTCACCCATAACGCGTGCTCAGCTTAAACCAACAGCTGGACCTTCGGCTGGTAGATTAGCCTCTTATCAAGAAATGATGAAGGCTCTGCAAGGTGATGGCGGCATTAGAAAGGTTGAGCCAAAACAGCCACGTAATCCAAGATCAAGAGCTATAAAAACTGCTTCATTACCTGGATCTAAAAGAAGTAGTATGCATCCTTATGAAGCTGCAATGGCTATGATGCACATAAAACCTGGAAAAACACCAGATCAATCTTCTTATGAAGACTACACTAAACAAGCTCTTAAAAATAAATCTGATCAACCTATTATAAGCGCTCAAGAAGAAATGATGAGAAGACAACAATCTAGTAGAGTTAATGGTAGAACGAAACCTAAAACTTCTTCTAGTTATCAAAACTACATGAGAGTAGCACAATCAAAAAATAAGCCAAAAAGAAATTTTGGAGCCACAGGATTTAGCTCTGGCCGTAGATAAATTATAATTAATGGAGATTAAATAATGCCAGCATGGGGTATATTACAAATGATAGCAGAAAATAAGAGAAGATCCTCTGGTGGTGGCGATCAACCAGACGATTCTTTAAATACCATCGAAGGAATAAACTCTGCAGTAGGTGGTGTCATAGGTGTAACCAGAGGTCTTTATCAAAGTGGAAGACTTTTTGCAAACTCTGCTAGATCAAGAGAGCTTCAAAATAAGTCTCAAAGACAAAACATAGGATCTGTTTCTAAAATAGGTATTGGACTTACAAAGTCTTACTCAAATCCTTATCCTATTTCTGGAGATGGTAGTCTGAGAAAAATCTCTTCTATTTTTTCTGCAGGCGAAAAGTCTGCAGCTGCATCAGATGGAGGCGGCCAATCACCAATAAAAACACCTGCAGCAACATCTAAAAATAGTTTGATTGGGTCAGTTGGGGCAGCAACACAAAAGATGATGTCTGGTTGGGGTATTATGAACATTATGAGTGCTCCAAAAATGGAACAATCAAAAATGTCAGCTGTAAAGTCAGCAGGATCTGGTGGTGGTATAGGATCTGGTGGAATTGGAGCTATGATGAAATACGCTAGAAACAGCTATCGCTCAAATAACTATAGACCTATTCAACAATCTTTTGCTCAAAAAACAATGAGAGCAAGGTTTGGTATTAGCCGCAAACCCAACGCGCTCGGCAGATCTAAGCGTGGATAAAAAAGTAAAAAAAGAAGTTTCTACTACAGGTGCAGTAGCTGGTTATCATGGAAGATTATCAGCTACTGGCAACCCTACCAAGAAAGAGTTAGCACTTAGGAAGAAACAAAAGAGAAAGTTGTTAAAGATGAAAAAGAAAAATGATGTTAAAGAGACAATCTCTAAAATGGTAAAAGAGTCCATCAAAAAAGTTGTTTCTGAACAATCTCCACAAGAAGAAAAAATGTCTTATGTATTAAGGTTGTTTGAGGGCATTTCTAAAAACCTTAATGTAAGTTTGGGTTATACAAGAATGTTTATAATGGATGCATTGAAGATGGACGATCTTACGGGCGGCAGCCAGTTAAATGCCAAAAGAGCGGTAGCTGAATTAAGTCACATTCGTAAAATGATTGACGATTTGGAATCTTTAATAGAACAAATTTATGCTACTAACAAAAAACAACAGAGAGAGCAAGAAAATGCCTGAACTTCTTAATGATCCACAGGGTGGATTGCTACATAATTTTATGCTTTTTGAATACGAAGATGTTAAGCCATCAAAAAATAGTGATGGTATTGTTACTATGACAGGTATTATTCAAAAGGCTGGCCAACCTAACGCTAACAATAGAATTTATCCTCGACCAGTTTTAGAAAGAGAGGATAAGAAATATCAAGAACTAATTAGTGAGCGCAGGGCTTTAGGAGAATTGGACCACCCCGATAGTCCCATTGTACAATTAGAAAATGTCAGCCATGTCGTTACAGATACTCGTTGGGATGGAAATAATTTAGTTGGGGAGATAGAGGTATTAGACACACCTAAAGGTCAAATACTTGAAAAACTAATAGGTCGTGACATAAAGTTAGGTATTTCATCAAGGGGTCTGGGGAGCACAAGAAGAACGAACGAAGGATACGATTTAGTGGAAGATGATTTTAATTTAGTGTGCTATGACATGGTTAGCAATCCTTCTACATCTGGTGCCTACATGCAGTTAAAAGAAAGTCAAGAGTATAGAACACTTATAAATCAAAACAGAATGATTTTGTTAGATGAGATACTGAACGACATATTGGGCTTATAAAATAATGAAACTGCAAGATGTCTTAAAAGAATACGGATCTAAGTGGCCTACATACAGTGGATCATGGGGTGTTAAGAATTATCGTGCACCAGTTAAGAATGTTGATCCAGTTAGCGCTGATGTTGATCCTCAAATAGAACAGCAACTAATAGATCAAATTATAGATGTTATGTATAGGGATTACCCAGAGATTGTAAAAGATAATAAGATAAAGAGGCACTTATTGCAAATGGTTGTTGGAAAGGTAACATCAGGCGAAATTCAAACTGTTGTTAACATTGATAATGTTATAAAACGATTAAAAAAGAGAATGAAAGTAAGGACTAGTTAATGAGGGCTAAAGATGAAAAAAACTATTAAGAAGTCAGAAATTAGAAAGTTGGTTAAAGAAAATCTATCGGCCTTCTATATGGATGCAAAACCATTTGGTGTAGTAGGGGCTGGCAGATTAAGTGACGCACTAAAAGATGCAGAACAAGTTGAAGTCAACGACACAGAATTAGAAATGGCTATCTCTGAAACAATAAAAGGTCTTGAGAGAAATGCAAAAGTGAGAATGCAAGCTGAAGCTGCTGGAGTTAAGAGCGCTGGTATGCTAAATGAGTCTATTTCAGAGTCCAACCAAGAAACTATTAAAAAAATGGAAACTTTAGTAAGGGATGCTTTAGGATTAAAGAGTCTGGTAAAAATAGAATCTATGGGAGGTGGTCGTATGTTGTATGTCTTTTCAAATCCTAAAGAAGGAAAAATGATAGCAAAACACTTTAAGAAAAGAGGTCATTTAGAAAAGACAATCCCAGTTAGAGGTGACAGATTTGGCGTTATTATGAAGGCTTAATTATACTTGGATAAGAAGATTTTAATTATGGGCACAGGCCGAGCAGGAACTACTTTTCTTGTAAGGTTGTTTACCAGATTGGGTTTTTATACAGGTTGGTCGAAAGATAATTATGAAGATGCGGTTTCAGAGTCTTCTAACTCTGGTTTGGAGTATATGACTGACCTACAAAGTGTAATTGATAATTATGACAACAAGACAGAGGTATATAAAGCTCCTCATTATACCGCTCAATTAGATGATGAAAAAGCACAATCTATTGTAGATAAATTTTTTGTTATTATCCCAATAAGAAAATTTGAGGAATCAGCTAAGTCAAGAGAGAGAAATCATAACAACAAAACTTCTGGTAACTATCATGGGGCGACCAATAGAGGGGAACGGGTAAAATCTTATTTTGATCAATTAGAAAACGATCAAAGGATTATTGCTAATTATGTATACTTTATGACTAAATTTGAAATAGAAACTATTTTTTTAAATTTTGAAAGGATGACTACAGACCCTCAGTATTTATTTGACAAGGTGAGTAAAGTTCTATCATTTAAAAATGTAAACTTTGATCTTTTTTATGAAAACTATACGATAGCTTCGGAACAATCACGACCTAAAGTAAAAACTTGATTATTGAGTGAGAACTAAAAT